TCATATTCTTATTTCATGATCCTTTAGAATAGTATCCGTATTAGTAAACAAAGATGGCATTTCTGATTTTAAAACTTTTACTTCTTCAATAAGAGTTAGTTTTTTTGTAGTTTCTGCATTACTATCTCTTACTTCTCTTGTTAGATTTTTAAGTTGCTCATCTATTCTGATAAGTAGTTCGTAATTCTGATGTGATTTAGTATCTTGATCTAACATAAAATTATAAATTTACTTTAGTATATAGACTCTCAGGTAGAACTCCATAGACTATAAAAACCATATCTGCTAAACACATTGAACAATCACCAGTTGTCCCTATGTAAGTAGTAACAAGAGTTCCAGAACTATTATATTTTCTCGGTATATTATCTACGGAGTAATTCCATCCATAAAAGTTACCAGAGGCATCTACTTTCAAAAGTCTTTCAAAGTTCGTAGATGTTGATCCGCATGTTGTATTAGACACCCAAGTTAATACTGTACCGGAGATAGTATATTTTGAAATAATGTGATTTGATGCACTTCCGCCCGCTTTCCCAGTCATATAAACCGCACCATTAGAATCTGCCACCATCAACCAGTCACCTTTTGTTGTGCCAATCGCTTGACCAGATGTTGTCATTACTGTACCCCCTGCAGCTAGATTTGTTTTATCATAGCGATACACACGAGCAGTTGCAGTTCCATCATCAAGAAGCACGGCATAGAGATATGCGCCAATTAAACACGCACTTAAACATCTATCAGCTTGCGCCCAGTCTGCTGTAATAGTTCTTGTTTGTACTGGTAATTCAACACCTTCAAATCTCAATATAGTTGCTCCACCTACTACTTGGCAATAGGCACCTATAACATCAGAACAAAAACTAATTATGTGTTCTGATGTACTTAAATAATAAGTAGAAAAAGACTTAAATGTATTAAGTACATCTGATGCTAAAGCTGGTTGTCCTGTTTTTATTGACATATTAGTTAATTGTTATCTGCATTTCGATCGTAGTGTCTTCTCCGCTACCTTTCGTATATGGAACACCAAAAAGGGCGTGGTTAAATATTTTCCCAGTGCTCGTCCCTACTGAACCATCTACAAACGATCCAAATTCGTTATAGGTGCCATTAGAAAGCACGGCATCGGCGAAGAAAAATTGGAATGTAGCTGTGTTTCCCGCGACTGACGCACTAGCCATGGCCGCCCTCGCTATAGGAGTCTGAAGTTGCGTATCAGCCGAGTTGGGACCAGTCGATCCTGTACCCATGTCGGCGTGAGTGAGGTTGAGTGAGTATGTATTGATGCTCGCCAACCTCTGCAAAATTAGAGTCTTTCCTGTGTTGGTTCCGAGCATGATGAGATTCGAATACCATTCACTTGCACGCAGTATTTCATTCATGCCCGCCTTCCTCGTAACGATTCGGTATTTACCTATTGGATTTATTTTTTCTTTAGTATTTTTCATATAAATATAATTAACCCCACGTTCCTAATCCCCAGACAAGTGCATTCGGATCTGGACCCCACTTATAAGGTCCTGTTTTCTTCGAAGCTGAGAGTGAATCTCCTGAATCCATAGACTCTGCAAAAAGTTCAAGTCTCTGTAAAACTTCATTTGAAGCAATAACTATATTTTTCTTGTCACCAGAAAGAAGATCGATCATGATATCTGTAAATGACACCTGTCCTGAAGCAATGAGGTAGACGGTATATTCCATTGATAGCCCATCTCTCACTTTTCCAGTGATCTTGTTAATCTTGAATGTTTTATCAATTCCACGGATGACGCTTGCCACATGCATCTGCTGACCAACCTTGAGCCCGATTTGAACCGTCTTGAATGAAGCCTCGTAGACACTCTCGGCATATTTCTTGAGCTCAGTTTGCGCTCGTGTCTGTGCCTCATTTATCGACGTGATACTCTTGTCTATGACCGCGGCCTGATATTCGCCGTATGTCGCTATGGATATCTGATCTCTCACCTGGGCGATGATGGGGATGTAGGCATTACCAAATACTTTAATCGTATGCCCAGAAACTGGAGCGTTCGTATATTTGATAAATTTCTCGTCGAAGTTATATAGCACATCGACCATGGCAGGATTGCTCTGTTGGTCGGTACCAACAGTATTGACCGTTGTGTTATCCTTGACCGTAATGTTGTCGTACTTGTATGAAAGCGGAAAGACTTTCTGTACACCGTCGCCGACGAATATATCCTGAGCACTCGCTTCCAATATTGTCTTCTTGTATTCGCCACCCCTCACGAAGACTGAGTTCTTTATCTGCGTAATTGTGTTATTAATTTCTAGACTATTCCACTCGTACTTGTCTCCAGTGTCAGAAAGTTCGAAAGGTGCAGAAAGATTTTCGCTTTCAAAGAAGTGAATATCTTTATCAGGATCGACGTACCAGTCCCAACCGATCTGATCAGCGAGCTGAGTGAGGCATCTCGTCACTTGCTCGTAGTTAAACTTAATGGAACCGACGGTCGGAGTCGTCGTCGCCACATTTGTTGTAGTAAATCCTGATGTGTATACTGATATTAAATCTAGAACGATTGAACGAGCAGTAACCGAGGCATAATTTCTGACCACCACACGTCTATCAAGATATTGCGAATAATCCTTACAACGGATATCGTAAGCAATCAAAAGCCCACCCTTTATTATTTGATTCCTTTCGGTAATAACTCCGCCAAAAATCTTGACCCCATTCTCAAGAAGTATTACTTCGTCGTTCACTAACGGAATCGTCTTCGCTGGCGTCTTCATGATTTGAAACTCAAGGCGGTCGACTTCCTTTGAAAGCACTTCAGTCACAACCAAGGTATCCCACTTCACATGGTCTGTTCTGTCTACATTGTTAATATTAATTATAAGAGACATAATTTTATGCGCGGATTCCTCCGAGATTAATCTGGTTTTTAATTATTCTTGCAATTTCATTTCCAAACTTCTCAGCCACTTCCGTAGATGTGTAAAAGTCTCCATTCAGATTGATCGTTATCCCTCCAGAACTTCCAAGTTTACTCAAAGGTATAATGGCTTCTGGACCCGCTTCACCAACAAGTCCGAGAGTGGGACCAGTAACGATGCCACCATCAGCAAACTTTGATACAACGGTCCTTACTGCATTTATGGCTCCATTAATTGGGGCACTTACCGCGGAAACTACTGAATTATAGGCACTCTGAATTGAAGCAATAGCACTCTTGATCTTTTCTATACCCGCATTGAATAGGTCGACGATACCGTTCCATATCGAGGCAAAAAAATCTTTTATAGCATTCCATGCCTCAATGAATACTCCTCTGATGTTTTCCCACTGAGTTTTCCATAGCGTATAGAAAAAAATAATAACGGCACCTATTGCAGCAATCGCAGCAATGATCAGACCTAAGGGACCCAATAGTGCAAGACCAGCTGCTGTAGCAACAATTAATCCTGCAGCAAAAAGCGCGACCAAAAGACTGCCAATAATAATTAAGAGTGTGTGATTATCTTCAAGGAATTTATTTATTCCACCTTGTGCTGCAATCCAATCTTGTAATCCATGAGTAACCATTTCAATTGCCGGAGCAAATAAGCTGCCAAGTGACTCCGCGCCTTCGTTACCGAGCTGTCGAGTAATATCAAGTTGACCTTTCAAAGTTTCCGAATATGCCGCAGCTTGCCCATGAACAGTTTTCATGATTGCTGCGAGAATAGTTTCTTTTGATGCATGATCATCGACTTCAATTCCGAATTGTTTCAAGAGTCGAGCATTCCCCTGAAAAGCTAGGATCAATGCCTGAGTCGATTCTTCAAGTCCGATACCCTTATATCTCGCAAGATCCATGGCTGCTGTGAATGCTTGGAATGCAAAGGGGCCGTCATTAGTTGCTTGAAGAAGTTTTGCAATCGAAACAGCTGCTTCTTCATTATCAAAGCCAAATTTATTCAATGCTTCATCTGCAACCGCAAGTATCTGACCCCTGAGTGCTTGGAGATTAGGAGGCAAAGTCTTCAAAATTGCATCAAAGCGAGTCATTTGCACTTCGGCTTCAGCAAAGGCACCGATTGCACTTTTCAATATTGCCCCTGCGCCAATTGTCTGGAGCACACCTGCCAAAGCACCGACCTTGTCACCAGCAAAGCCAAACTGTCCTCCCAAGTCAGAGAGGCTATTTGAAAGACTACGGATTGAAGTCGATGCTTCATCCCGAAGTTGAACTAATATTTGTAGTTTGCTTATTGACTCTGCCATGATGTTTTATTCTTTTTCTTTATCTCTGTACTCTCCGCCTTGAGCATTTCGATAATAGTGTCGATGAAAGTTGTGGGTTGATTTTCATACTCTTGTAACGTCCACTTCATTTCTCTGCATATCATCGCCGCTACCATTTCATCAGTGAGAGAGGCTTTTAAACCTGCGAAGTACCTCTCCCACTCATACCCTACTTCGCCGACTGAAAATTTCCTTTCGTGACTTTGTTGAGTTCCGCAACCACGAAGTCATACTCGGCAGGCGTAGCTTGCTCAAGCCTGTCAGCGATGTTCTCCGAACTACCAGCATACGAGATAATGAGTTGCTCGAAGGTTCTTTTCTCGGCTTTGAGCATGATCGAAGCGTCTACATCCTTCATGACATGATCACTTTCGTTTCCTATATCATTCGGATCGATCTTGATGCCCTCGAGGAAGGCACTCTTGATGGCATTTCTTTCCTTGGCATTCATAAAAGACTTGATAACGAGTTCTTTTCCGAGGGGTGTTATGAGTTTTATTGTTTCTCTTTCCATAGTAATTAATTATTTTGGTTAATATGATGCGACTGCATTTGTTGCTAATACTGAAATCATCAAAGTGTCACTAATGCTGTAGTGAGCCTTGAATGACAGTGTCTGACGGACCAAGTCATTGACCTTCACAGGTCGAGTGATTTCCTTGAATATCACTTTGGCTAGATCAATACGGATCTCTGGATGGGCAGTACTGCCGATCGTGATATCCGAATTAACAAGATCGAGTCTCATTGCCTTGGCTGTCGTAGCAAGAGCCGCAGTCTTGTAATCCGACTCGTTTTGCCACAAGGCTTCAAATGTTCCCTCAATTGCAAACTGCTTGTTTAAGAAATCAGAAGGAGTAGAACTTCCGAGGACATCGTCGTCTTCAATATTCTGATCAATTTTGAGTGTGAGGGATTTAATATTCATAGCTGAGGCAACCCCGAGCCCTGAATAAGATGATGCGAGCTTGAAAGTGAGATGCTGAGGAAGGAATCTATTCTCCGTAGTAGCTGCAGGAGTCAAAGTTGCAGTTGCCCCCTTCCTTGCTTTGAGTCCAAGAGTGTAATCAAGGAACTTGTTGAGCTCATAGGAGATCTCAAGCGAGGTCACTGCTCCATTTCCATGCTTGTAGTCCTGTGCACCGAGTGGATCATCGATGAAGAGCGAGAGTGCCTGGTGCTGTGAGCTCTGGGCAACCGTTATGGTGTGATCCTTAATGGACGCATCGGAATCAGCATTATCTCCGGTTGAAAGTGAACCGAGGATTGAGTAGAGAATGAGAGGAAAGTGCTTGTCACCAATCGGTGCTTTTACCGACCCTTCAGCCCATTCCTTTACTTTGCTCTGACCTACGGCATCTTCAATAACACCTCTCGATTGATCATCATTCACGAGCGAAAACTTCTCGTTGATATCAAGCTCTGAAAATGGAATCCAGTAGGCAGCTGCCGATTCCGGCGTACCTCGTGAGGTTTCCTTTGCAATTCCGAATTGTATTAATCTTCCTATTCCTTTTGACATATATTTTTATAATTAATTATTTTTTTGTAATGACTTCTCGACTTTTACTCTCGACTCCTTCCACACACTCTCCGCTTCTTCCTGACTATCCGCTCGGATTGTTTGAGGAAGATATTCCTGACCTCCAGAAAAGAAGTATTCCTGCTTGTTTTTCACATCCTCCTTCCCTATCATTTTGTTTTTGTTATTTATTTGCATAAATTTAGAATGATAAATTTTTAATGGCCTTAGCTTTCACTGTGACCGTAAAGACAATGAATGTACCGTCACCTGAAGTGATACTCTCGGGAGTCGAAGAAGATGGCTCAACACCAGCGTTTGCTGCACCTCCTAATGTTGGATCCTCATCGAAGGCGTTAATGATAGTTTCCATGAGCTCCTCGATGTTGTTTGCAGAAGCAACATTCTCTCCCTTTTGGATGATTCCGATCGTAAAGTTGTGAGTACGGAGATTATCACGGTTGGTTTCAGCCACTCCCTCAAGAGAAGGTGAGGTAAGGATAGCTGCAGGGAAAGTACCGATATCTTTGTATGCAAATCCATCCTGCTTAAAGTCGTCAACAATAACTTGGCCAAGTGTTGTCGGGACCAAGGAATCGAGCTTTGCTTTTACTGCATTTTTAATTGTGGTTACGATTGCTGTCATAGTCGTGTTTGGTTAACTATCTGCCTATTCACCATATCCTGGGCTTCCCTGAATATTTTATTAATCTCTGGCTCCGCCTTTTTTATGATCTTCAACATGAAGGGATTAGCCTTTATATATTTCGTACCGTCGTGAACGAATATTGCGTAGTGAGCTGTTGGATACCATGCAGCTTGAAGCCTTCCTGTTTTATATCTGAACGACTGCAAGAGATTTCCTGTTCTCCATGGGACCGGATTATCCTTCAAAGTATTTTTCGCAAAGATGGCACCTGTTGCCATTACCGCTTTCTGGAATATCGGCTCAGAAATCTTTGGGTAATTCCTAAAAGCGAAGTTGAGCTCCTTAAGTCCTTGTATTTCAATTCTAAAATCTCCAGCCATATGTTTAGAAAAAATTAACTTTTCGATATTTATTAATCGTCTCAATATCTTCTGGATTAAGAAGATCCTTCCAGGTGATCGACCCACCATTAAAGTCCTCTCTCGTCTTCCCTTCCGATTCTCGTCTCTTGAAGAGCTTGACGACAATCCGCTCTGCAAGATCAGTAAGATCAGTAGGTAGAGTGTGAGTAGTCATGTCGCCATAATTTGCAAAATTAATTTTGTATCCAGCAACATAGCTTGCACGAAGACTGTTCGCTCCTTGCATAAATGATCCGTGAAGCTCTATGATTCCCGAGACTCCGTCTTCAAGTAGTTCCCAATCGTCAGCTACAAATTCTGTCCAATTAGGATTACTCTTTAGCCCTGCTCTGTACTGAAGCGAGGTGACTGACGAGACCGGAGATTGCTTGAGGGTAAAAAAATTATTTCCTCTCCCCTGAATTGAGTAAACTTCATTGGTGTAAGTAGTTTCCTTGAAGCGACGATTGCATTCACCTTCGATAAAATCAGTCACGCTGTTTATCAAATACAAAAGTATCGTGTCATGAGTGGACACAGTGATAGTGAGTCGAGTTTTTACTCGAGCTACAGTTGTAAGTGCATATGAAAGTAATGCTTCTGCCATATAAATATTTTGGGGTTAAATCCCCGCTTCTTCCTCTCACGTAGGTGGGAGGAAGTGGCTGGAACTTAAGCAGCTGTAGAACTGTTACCTACAGGCTCCTTGAACGCATGTCCAAGGAGAACAGTTGATCCGATAAGTGCCGCTGGTGTTGTACCGCCGACAAGTGCCGGTGTCATACTGATCTTCAGGTAACGCAAGCGAGATGTGCCGAGTCCTTCGACTCGAATCTGCGCATGCTTTCCGTCAGCTGCAAGCGTAGCTGTCGCTCCGCTCACATCGGCATAGGAACCACCTGAAGTGGCACATTCCGTAACCTTGCACGCTACTGAATATGAATCCGGTGTGCCTGTTGCCGCACCTGTGTTCACTTCAATGAGCGCACTGTTGTAGCCCAAGGTATCTATTGCCGCCGAGAGCTTTTCACTTGCCCCCTGAGCAATCGGCGCAATACCAAGAACTGCCTTTATTCCGTCATATACTGAACGCATATGTGTGATGTTTCTCTTTTGGCTTGTCAACCCTTTCAAGTTCGACTTGAGGTGGAATCGGACGATTCCGTCTCAACAAGAAAGCGATTTCTCGAAAAGAGTTACGTTACTAATCCTCGTGACTCTCATTGGCAGGGTCGGTCGCCTGACCTGGCTCCTTCTCAAAGGAACCCTCACCGTTTCCATCCGTAGATGGAGTAGATGCACCCTCGCTTGCCCCTGCCTCCTTTTGAGGTTCAATTTGCTCGGTTTGAGTGTGGGCGAGCTCCACATCGGGACCAATGTTTGCCGCTTCTTCGTCAGTCAGGTTCACGGTTGCACCTTTTTCAAGGCGATCCCCATTGAATCCGATCGGACGAACAACAGTATATTTTTTTGTATCGCTCATACGTTATATTGCTTAATTGATAAAATCTGATGTTTGTTTTTACTTTCTGGAATGAAAGTAAAAACATAATCAGAAAAAGAACTATGACGCTGCGGTCTTCACGACCACGAAGGCTGCTGGCAATGCCACAACCAAAGCCACACGTTTCTTGTAAACGAGTGCTCTCTGATCGGCAAGCGCAATTTCCTTTCCGCCGAAAGTACCTGACTCGTGTTGTGACACGGTCATTTCACCTTTTTCACCGAAGGCAAGAGCCTTCAAGTTTCCAAAGACGATGTACTTCGTTGAAACGGCAGTAGCGCTGTTTGCAGGCAAGTGCTTTGAGGTAAAGACTGAGAAGCCACCAAGCTCTCCCATAGGCTTGATACCTCCACCCGTTGGGTTGTTCGCAAGAACACCTGCAGAAACAGCTCCTGCCTGAGGCAAGATAAATGCTCCCGCTGTATCCTTTTGTGTGCGAATCTTTGCCCAGACTGTGCGGTTCATATACCACGCAGCACCATCAAGCACTGATTCCTCAACCTGTGCGATTGTGTCAGCCGTATCAATGACTGCATCAAATTCAGCAAAGGTGTCTTTGCCAGATGCAAGAGTGAACACGGTAACGTCAGGGTGATTCAAGACTCCGACGAACGGAGCTCCTGTACCAACGAGACCTTGCTTGTCTGTCATGTTAGCGAGTGCTTCGCCACCAAGAGCAAGCAACCAATCTGCAAGTTGAACGTCAGCGTCGACCAAGAGATCGTTTCCGACCACGAAGGCGAGCTGCCATTTCTTGGCGATGAGGTTGGCTGCACCGAATGTGATTCCAGTAACAGAACCAGCTGCATCAACGCCTAGGAATTCTCCTTCAAGAAATGCGCCAGTGTAACTTGGGATTGCCTTCTCATCAGTGCCCATAGGCCACTTCTGAGCTTGGCTCATCACAAGACCAACGGAAGCTGCGATTCTGAGAATTGCTGCTTCTACTTCTTTTGAAACGAGGTAACCTCCACGATTATCCTGTTCGGAGATCAACGCTTCATTTGCCTTGATCTTGAGTCCCGCAGCAGCTCGGACAACGTCGACAAACTGAGACTTCTGTTCTCCAGAGAGACCAGTCATGTCTTTGCCGAAAATTGCACGTTCCATCTGCATCTTCTCCACGATTGCGCGAGTTTCCTTAGCAACGAGAGGCGACACAGCTTCACCGAGACGCTTCTCCATAACCTCCTCAACGGCGGTCTGAAGCTGGCTCTTAATCAATTCCAATTGTTTTTGATCCATACTATTTTGTGTCACGAGCGGTGTTATCGTTGATTTTTCTCAACGCTTCGCTCGTGATGTTGTTGATCATCCGCAAGACCTGTCTGTTTGCATTGAAGCTCTTTAAAGCCTCGATGACTTCCGACCCTGCGGCATTCGACCTTTTCTTCAGGGCATCTCCATCGAGATGTTCCTTCCCTTCGGCACCCTCGAGGAGTTCCTCTAAGGCGGCGATTGTGGCTTTCATGCCATTGATGGCTATTTTGATTTTTGTGCGACTCATCAGCTGTCGCACTCGTACTGTCTTTTCATTCTCATCGGAATCTTCCTCGGAATTTATAAGCTCGATGATTGCCTTCGAGTGCGCAATGATCGAACTGTCGGTTTCGGACTGTATCGCTGCAAGTTCAGCACCAACTTTCTGAACAAGCTCAGTATCTGCTTCTGCATCCGAATCTCCGGGAGTCTCAGCTTTTGCCTCCTCCTTTATCGTGCAGACTAATGCCCTCGAACTGTCAGGAAGCATCGTGCCTTCCTTGCCGTCATCTGTTGTACACGGATCACCTTCCTGAGGTTCTGCTTTTACAAAGAGTCCTTTTGTCATGAGCTCTGTTGCATTTAGGTTCAATTCCTTTGCAAGCGAGAGAGCCATAGGGTTTGCAGGGACCGGAACGAATGAGAACTCAAGTAATTCTGCTTTTGTAATCACATTGCCTTCCATTTCCCGAGCGATGAATCCCACCGATGTTGTCTTTACGATCTTCGCATCATAAAGTCGGCGCACTTGCTGTGCGAAAGGATTGGCTTCTTCGGGAGCGAATCGTCCTTTTGCAATCGTCTGACCCTTATCGTTAGTGAAAATCTCATCAGTTATTCCAATCGGAAGTTCATAATAGTTGTGACCCCAGAGAACGACAGGATTATTTTTGTAGTTAGTGAAATCCCATCCGCTTTGGTTTATAACCTCGCCCTGGCGATCTTCATCAGCTGTGGAGATGACGACCTCGAATGTTCCCGAGTCAGTTGCTGCCTTAGTCTTCTCGATTGCATCCTTAAATTCCTTTGTTGCTAATGCCAATGAGACCTTCTCGAGGATTTCGTTATTTATTTTTTGAAATGTTGCTTCTTTTTTCATAATTTTATTTATTTTTATTAATTACCCATCAATACTTATTTCCTCAGGCCTCGTGTAACACCGACAACTGACATGGAGTGGTGGAGATCCAACATCGCTGTATGAAATATCAAGCTGTGATCCGTCAGCGCCCGTGTGGGTATCGCCCTTGTTATAAAAATTGTCATCTATACTGATCACCTTGCCGTTCATGTTCTCGCACCACGGGCAGACCATCTCATCAGCTGCTGTGTACCACTTGATGGTCTTTACAACTCCAGTTTGTTTCCACGCTTCTTTCGTGGAGTCGTTGGCTATTCTGAATGTTTCTGTGCGGGCAACCTGAGCAGCACGGACTTCGTCGCTGAATGCATAAATGTTTGAGATTTTGTTTGTAAGATCAGGAAGTGACGCACCTTCGGCCAAGCCTTCCTCAATTCCATCTTTCAAAAGTCCCATTGTTGTATCGTTGTAGCTTTCTGAGAGAAGTTTCATTGCACGTTCAAGAGCAAGACGTACTTCAGAGGTGAGCCTGAAACCGCTTGAACCAAGAAGTTGCATTGCTTCAGATCCTTCAGTTGTATATAGATCTGTTAGAATTGGATTGGAGAGGTCAATCATTGCACCTACCCACGTCTCACGATTAAATATATCCTCTGCTACTATTTTCCAGCCCTTCTTATCAAAGAATCTGTTTAGATTTGCAATAACCACTGTTTTCTGATCATTGTTAAACTTCTTGATCCCCTCGATCATTAAATTCTCATAGCGAGTGACTCGAAGAACAAAACCTTTATAAAGAACTTCATATTCAGCGTGAGATAGATTTGATAAATCCTTGCGAGCTTTCTGCTTTACTTCTTCAAATTGCTTTTTACTTGCATCAATGGAATCAGCCACACGTTTTGCAATTTCTTCGGACATAACTTTTCGTGCTTTTGTATTCTTTGCACCCCGAGTCGAAGGTTTCTTGTCTGCCGTGCTTGACTTTCTACCAGTGCGACTAACCGACTTCGGCTTCGGCTTACCAAGAGCAATCTTTGAAAAATCGGTCATGACACTTTCCCCATTATCAATTCCATCAAGACCGAAATATTCTTCTCGAGCTTCGTTAACACTCATCACAGGCTGTCCTGCAAGAGCAGCTTTCATTTCCTCAGTCTTTTGGAGTCTGTCTTCAGGGACCGGATCTACAAAATCTAGGTACAAATTGTCACCATATCGAGGCACAAGAAATTCATTTAGCTGTTGTACGATCATTTCCATCTTTGGCTTGATTGTTCGAGCAGCAAAAACATAATTTGAAGTTTCAGCTGTAGCTCTATTAGTTTCTGATTCTGATCCGCCAAGAATTGTTTTTGGTACACGAAAGCCTGCAAGTATTTTGTCTCGCATGACCTGTTGAAGATTGGCAAAATCCATATCCTTTGGGTTACTTGACGCTTCATCATATTTCACTCCTTTTGGAAGTACTGCCACTCGATATGCATTGCCTGCACCCTTGTACAGATTTTCAAATGAAGCGCGAAGCACCTTCATTTGTGCATCAGTTATTGCATTGTCAGAACTCAAGAGTCCACCGAGACGTGCACCATTCTTGAAGTAGTTGAGATTTACTTCCGATGCAAAATTGTCTGACTCAATCCAATCAAGTATTGCCTGTACCGTACCCACACCTTGATATGGATCATTAGGATCAGGATATTTGAGATGAAGAATCTGTGCAGGTTTGTAGGTGACTGTTTTTCCATCGATTGAGTAGCTATATCCTTTGATAAATTCTGGGAGAGGTGCAGGAATAGGATTAGTGTACCGAGGATTCAAAAGAAATATTGCTTTTGGCTTATCAGTATCTTTTTCAACACCATCAAGAAGCCAATATGAGTTTCCAGTTAGTTCTAGATGTGCGCCAGTGAGATATCGAAGTTCATATCCAGTTTGAAAAGGATTAACTCCATCAAGTAAGTCAAGAAGTTCATGATCAAATATTTCCTCATGCACACCGTCCTTATTTACCTGAAAAAGTCGGAATGATATTTTTGCAAGTTCTTCTGCGATTGCACGAATGGCAGCATAGGTCCATGCATTGTATGTACCCATGGCTTTATCGATCGAGACTTTTCTTGAGCGACTCCAAAGAGTGAACGGATCATCGTTTGAAAGACCAGAAGCAAGTGGGAGATTTAATCCTTTGCGTTCAAGACCTATGAGGTTTAATGTTTTATCGAAAATATTCATGTAAATAAAAAAGAGGGCTTGCGGTGCAAACCTTCTTCGTGAGAAAAAGACTTACATCACAAGCCCTCTGGGGTATCCAGTCAGACTATACAAACTAAAAAATTGTGAAAGGTACTCTTGTAGTATATCGGTCCCGAGAAATGAACGCCAGAGACCAAGGTGTGGATAAAGGACTTTAAGAAAAAACCACCGGACACTTTCGTGCGGGTGGCTTCTGACATTGCATGTTATCTTCCTGGAATCCTAATGCGTAAGCTTTGCACTGGTCCGCAACCGGCATTACTTCCGTAATTTGGATCATTGAATTCCTGAAACCCCATCTTTTTGAAATGGGCAATTATTTTGTGCGACTTTGTCCGTGAGAGCGTTACGCTTTCAGAAAGAAAAAGGCCGTGAGCTGGCGCATGACGGGAGAGATACTCAAGGAAAAGGTGCATTGATTCTTCTCCATAATTTTTCCCTCGTCTGCTTGGCACGATTCCGTAATATCGAAGCCGGAGTGTATCTGGAAACTCTCCGTATTCAAACCAGCCGATAATGCCGACTGGTGTAGCTTCTTCATTGATCGAAAAAATTTCGCCAGTGCTTTCACCTGGATACTTTTTTACATCCCATTCTTCATAACTCTCTCGAGCTTCAGACTGAAGCTGGGGAACTTCCCATATTTGATTGAGTTCGGGATAATCCGTAAAAAGCGTATGGTTTTCTGGAGGAACAAGTTTGTGTAATGTGATCATATTCAGACTTTCCTTATGGAAAGTTATCACAAATAGCGCTACGATACAATATTACTACCAATGAATACGAATATTTCGCAAATAAACGCTGCTTATAGTCCATTTACCTCAAAATCATTCGGATCGGTCGGCTTTTTCTGGACTGTATATTCTACTAGAGTGACTTTTTTTTCATTAACTCTTAGAACAATCTGACCATATGGAATTTTATCTGCAAGATCCATAATATCCTGCCATTCTTTTGTTATTTCTTTAAGTATTCGAGTAGGTATCATATAAGTCCGATTACTTCAGGATTTTGCATTCCCTGCTGCACCAAGCCAAGAATGAGATACACGAGCGCATCGACGAGGTCGTCGTGTTCTTCTACCCCGAATCCAAGAAGTTGAATAATAAGATCTTCACAACCATTTATTGGAAATACCACGGTACCGTTTTGAATGTACACAGCTACCGCTCGAAGACGAGCTCTTTTATCAGACCCTGCTGTCATGGCAATTACCGGCAAGAATGCACGTTCCATTTCTTCTATTGCTGCCTTCTGATATGCAACACTCTCAACGAAAAACATTGAGAAGGGATTAGCTACCGCTTTCGCTTTTGTCGTCTCAATAGTCTCATGGAATGAGAGGCGAGCGTTGATAGGGTTTGGCTTAATGTATATTTTTGGTGTGCCATCCTTTACAAACGAGGTACCGGATACCATTGCAGTATAGTCGGCAGTTTCTTTTTTACTGATAGCAAGATCCACGCCCGTCCCAGAGAGTCCAGTTTGCAGTTCAGGAGGTTCGGTATCGTAATACTGAATCCACTCCTCTTTGATATCGGCACCTTCTTCAGGAACGATCTTGAGAAGATACTCCCTTTGCCATGCGGTTGCTCCCACCTTATCGCGCTGATCATCGAGCGCTTGCTTAGTAGGATATTTTGCGGACCATCTTATTTTTTCATCTTTAATGAGAGCATACTCAAGATGCTTGAATGATTTATATCTACTCAACCGTGCCATGAGTGCATCGGTGTGGAGTTGGTTTCCGATGACCACAAGTCTTCCTTGAGCTTCATCTATCGCAGGAATAATTTCTCCTCTCAACCACCTTTCCGTTTTATCCCTGTTTTCTTTTGTACGAACCCACTCCAGATCTTCAGGGTCATCGATAATCACGAGACTCGGTCTATTTTGTCTATGACGAAGACCTCTGACTTTCTGTCCTCTCGATCGGGCAAGAATACGAACACCATTGGAGAGAAGCATATTTTTTGCCTGCCACTCTTCCTCACTTTCAAGAGTAAAGTCCTCACCAAACTTTCCTTGGATCTCTCCATAGTCCTGCATGATAAGCGCATTATTCTCAAGCTCCTCTTTGATATTTGCAATATTGATAGCCGACTGAAGTCCCGTATCAGCGATAGGTAGGATGAAGGGATACAGGTCGGGATGTTCAAGTGCAGCCCATAGTGGCAGAGCCAGGGATCCAAAGGTCGATTTTGCACTTCCGCGAAATCCCAAGATCTCGATCATTTTTTCTCTATGATCTCCTAGTGCTGTAAGAAGCTCATCATGGAAGTCGGCGGGGGCTATGGTTAAATAATGCGGAAGATAGATTAAACAAAAGCCTTTGAGCGTACGCGCCATCTTGCGGCGCATCTCATGGTCATCAAGAAAACTTCTATTTTGCCACCACGATTGCAGTGGTTGGGTTGGATCCATTGTTAGTGTTATTTGTTTCTGCATCTTCTTTTGGAATAATTCCCCAATTTACGAGGGCATCAAACATTCTCTGTTTCTGTTCAGGTTCGAGAGGTCTTGAGCGAGCCTCAAGTGCTATCTTTCCAATGTGTCGCTCAAAGATACCTGCATCCATTTCGGCTCCGAGTATTGCAAGGTCGAGTTTGATGATGGAGTTGAGTGCTGCGATCTGGTCCTTGTAACTTGGTGGGGGCATACCCTCCTTTTTCAAATCGTCGGTGTAGAAGGCGATGCGGACCAGCCTATCAACAACAATCCTTTGACGTTCCTTAAGCTGTGCAATGCGACCAGACATCTGCTGCCGATCCACCTGCCGTGCCAAGTCTCCATTAATCTTCCAAATTATTCTTGAAAGGTAGTGAAGATTGGCAATTCGTAGACCCTTTTTCTCAAGCGCATCTTGAAGCGAACGCAGAGAAATAAGGGGGTCGATGACGATGGCGTCTCGCACCGCCCGCATTATTTTTTCTTCCGCCGGTTTGAGAATCTTTGGCATGTGTATCTTTGTGTATCTATTTTAATTTGACCCTTGCAAATACTAGCTTTTCTACGATTGCCTGAACGACGTTTACCGTCACCGCATTACCTAAGCACTTGTATCTTTGAGTGTCGCTTGCCCCTTCAGTCCAACTATCAGGAAATCCTTGCAATCTCTCACATTCCATAGGCGTTAGGCGACGAATTTTCTGTAGCCCTTTGACCGCATACAATCCCGTCTTTGCTCCCAATCCCCCAGCCTGACTCGCTAGAGTTGTGGCTATGCCTTTTGCATCATAGATTCGACTGCCCTGTGGAAAGTTTCGACTGAGTTGTTTGCCATCATCAAGCCATTTTTTGTTCTTTTCGCTCATGACTGCGCCGATATACTTCAGGTCCTTATGTGACGGTCTTTTACCAACATAAGTTCCGTTCGAGTCTGCGGTAACACGTGTCGTGATGGTTGGTAGGATAATATCCTCGCTTGCGTTTTGGGCGAGAGGAAATACTTCCGGTCTGGGCGTTCCTCTAAGATGTCCGACAATGAAGACGCGCTCTCTGTTCTGAGGTACTCCGAAATTCTTGCTGTTAAGCACCTGCCATTGGAGGTCATACCCAAGACCATCCAGTGTGCGGAGGATAATGCCGAAGGTGCGCCCCTTCTCGTGAGAGAGAAGCCCCTTAACATTCTCAAGGAGTAGAAGCCGTGGTCTTTTGGCAGCGACAATGCGAGCAATCTCAAAGAACAATGTCCCTCGAGTGTCTTCAAAGCCCTTTCTCTTGCCGGCAATAGAGAAAGATTGGCAAGGAAAACCTCCAATGAGTAGGTCGAAACCGGGTAGATTTCTTGATTTGATTTTTCTGATGTCTCCATAATTTGTGTGCTTGAAATATTTTTCATAAATTCTGATTGCGTGTTTATCGATCTCGGAGTAACCCACGCAAGCAAGCGATTCTTGTCGTAAGCCGTCGCAGTGATGGTGTTTGCAAGATTGTCCTCTCTCGGGACCAGCTTTTTCAGACTTCTTGTATCCTTTACCACCCCGAGTCTTCGAAGCCGCTTTGCTTTCTCTGTTCTTCTTTCTGTTAACTGTTTCCACATATGCGTTGTGTATGCCGAGTTCGAAGCCTCCGATCCCTGAGAAGAGACTGAAGTATCTCATTGCTTTATTTTATTAATTCTCTCCCATCTATTGCGTATAACATCGCAAAACTTCGGATCTAGTTCGATCATATATGCCCGTCGGCCGACCTTTTCTGCTGCAGCCATGGTGCTGCCGGACCCACCGAAGGGATCGAGAACAATGTCATTTCTTTTTGTGGAATTGCGAAGCGCTCTCATTGCAAGCCAGTCTGGTTTCTCTGTCGGATGGAGATAGTGGGCAACTGCCTTTCTTGGCATCTCCCAGACATCGTATTCATTGTCACCATAAAACTTGTGAGTACCTTCTTTCCAACCGTAAATGATACTTTGTGCAGTTTTTGGATCAGGCTTCTTTGCACGAGCTATCCATTCATGCTTGTAGCGATAATCATTCCATCCCATACTCGGCACGTTCTTCACCCAGATGATCACTCCGGAATGCTGGAAACCATTTTGAAACATGCTCTGGAGAAATTGTGGATACGAGCTCCAACCAGAGCAGATGTAAAATGATGCACCTTCTTTTGTACTAATAAATAATGCATAGAAAGCGGAATCAATGAATGCTCGGAATTGATTATCATCCATGTTGTCATTTTTGATTGATTCATTACCCTCCTCTTTTAGTTTATTTCCTCTACTTTTATAGTTCACATTGTATGGCGGATCAGTAAAAACCATATCAGCTCTTTCATCCCCGAGAAGTTTTTTATAGACCTCGGGATCTGTTGAGTCGCCACAGATAAGCTTATGGGACCCTAATTCATAGATTTCTCCAAGCTTCGATATTGGTTCTTTATTTAATTCATCATCATCTCCTTCATCTTCTTCCTCATCATCAAGTGTCTGATCTAGTATCCGACTGATTTCATCATCTCTGAATCCTGAAGCGGGAATTGATGGTGATTCCTTAAGCTCCACAATAATTTCAAAGAGTTTTTTCTCGTCCCATTTTCCCTTGATTTTATTGAGAGCGAGATTGAGAAGCTTTTCTTCTGGAAGGTGCAGATCCACCAGATTAGCTGGAATAAGGGTGACTCCGTCCTTGGTTTCTATGCCCCTTATAGGCTCACCTTGGGCTACAAGCCCCTCTACGGCTGTAGTTCGCTGATGACCTCCTACCAGTACCCATTTTCGGTCACCACATTGGTCACAGATGTGAGTATTCACAACGATCGATTCGACAAAGCCGAAGGTCTTGATACTTGTCTTGAGTGCTGACATTTCATTTTCAGGCATGATACGTGGGTTATACTCAGCACGTCTTAATTCAGTGATTTTAATTTTTGTCGATTCCATAATTTTCGGCAAATTTAATTCTTGCGAGTAATTGATCGACCTTTTCATTTTCCTTATTTGTATTGTCTCTAATAACCACGATTGTCTCATCACACTTCAAGGTGAAGTCTTCGGCTAATGCTATTTTCTTTTCTAAATCCTTTCTCTTTACTCGACTCTGCTTTGTGGTGTCAGAAGGATCAATGAGCTTTAGATCGGCATTGAGACCATCAAGTTCCTTGAATCTGTCGTCACGGAGTTTTTCGATATCTGGGATTTTACTGAGGTCAAAGGCGATGTTCATTTTTTTGCGCCAAATCTGTTCATTGAGTTCCTGAATAAATTTATCTTTGATTACTTTTGTTTGTTCTGATGTCATTGTCATTTAATTTATATTGATAATTATTTCTACTCGACCCTTACCATCTTTTGCGAGTTCACTTTTGAATGAACCATCGAGGTATTTGTCGTTGTGGAAAAGTGCATCTGCAATTGAGCCGAATATATTTTCAGGATCGCCGTGTGTCTCGTCCTTCCAGAAAATGCGGATATCCATTACAGCTTTTTCACCCTCAGCAAGTTTTATCGGCTTCTTTACTAGACGCTGAAATCTTATGTGAACTTTGAAATCTATATCTACAAGTGACCGAAGAAATGCTTCTTGTACGTATCCCTTCCATGCTGTATATCTCTGGGCTTCTGGTGTCCATTGCTGTCGGTATGTCTTTCTGATCTTTGGTATGGCATTTCCAAGACGATCAACCTGGTTACCTTCTATGGTGAATGAGAATTGCTTCATGATTTTTGATTAGTATTTTTTATTAAAAGTTTATCGGTGAGATCTGCCCTGAGTCTCAAAAACTCAGGGCGGTTATCCACAGGTGGATCTGTCGAACCTCTAATACTTGGTTTCTCTTTGTTTCCTTGGTTTTGTGTGTCTACTAGGTAGACCGATTTTGGTCTATTCTTTAGACCACTTTTGGTCAATTTTCTAGACTGGTCTACTAGATTGACTACTTTATCCACAGCCATTTCAAGATTAATTTTATAGAAATTCCCTTTGCTGTTTTTGATTGAAATGACTACCCCTGCACGGACCAGATTTTTGAGCCCCTGAGAGACCGACTGGCGTGACAATCCAGTGCCATAATCAAGAACTACTCCTCTCCGGTCCTTGATCCCTTCCATAAATTGCGAAAAGCTAATGCGATCTGATTCCTTTTGAAAACCAAAGGTGCGACGGCATATGTAAATTAAGCATCGTGCTTCAGCTTCAGGAATAAGGGGAATAATCTTGTCGAGAAGAATATTTGGTAACTGGGTGCTATTCGGTATTAAATTGTATTTTTTGTGTTCTTCCATTTTGATGAAGAAAGAAAGCGCCGGTAGGCGTTATCTTCCCTTGGCCTTCTGATCTCAATCCTCGTGCCGCTGCGGCGAGGACTGAGTCAGCGGCCAAAGTCAGCGCTTTCTCTCTATTTTGTTTTTGCCTTGGCCTCTGTTTTCTTGGCTGGCTTTTCGACCTTTGGTTCTGTTTGTTTCACCTCCGCAGCTTGTATCTGAATATGCTTCTGCACGAAGTCTTGGACTCTCTTGAATCCAGCTTCCAATGCTTCAGGTCGCAATGATTCGACTACCGTCCAGCTCATAGTGTCGAAGGCATATTTGATAGCGTCGATCTTGAGCTTCTTCTGGTCGGCAGACTGTCCCGGCCAAACGGAGACGAGATAATTCTCTATCTCCTCGAGCCAGCGCTTCTTCATCTGCTTCCATTCGTACTTTTCTTCCTCGGTTCGGAAGAGTGTTCCCGCATCGCGTTCGGCCGTAGTCTCCAGCTTTTCCGGAGCCTCGAGCATCACGTCAATTGCTGGTGCAAAGTCTTTGAATTCAGGGTTCTCGAAGACCTTGCCGTCGATTACCGTTGATCGGTCTTTGATGACAATGCCTTGTCTCGTGACCTTCTTGATTGAGCCTCCTTCCATCTCCTGCATGCGTTCCATGAGGACAAGGAGATCAGGCTCATAAGCTGTCTCTCCCTCAACCTTCATCTTTATTCCTGATTTGTAGATTTCTCGCTTGCCGGTCTCTTTGTTGATCTCGTTCTCGTACTCATAACCGGCACGACCTGTCATTATGATGTGGTAGGGATCGCGGACGAATACATCGGAGAATTCTGTTTTCCATGTCGGCTTGATCACACCCCAGTCTTGAAATTCAAGGCGAGTGCGTCTAACTTTCTCGGCATACGATTTGAGGAAGTCCTCCCAGACATGACTGATAGAGTCGATGATGAGAACGTCGCTTGCGCCTTCTCTCATGCGGGTCATCGTTTCCTTTAGGTCGGCGAGTGACTTTGACTCGCGGACCAGTACTTCGATCCCTTCAGCTGCGAACATGGATTTGAGGAACTTAGCCGCCTTTTCGGTATCAAAGATGATGACTGGTTTCTTTGATCCGACTCTCTTATGTAGACCTATGGCAACTTTCGCTGCTGTGTAGGTCTTACCCGTTCCGGCGAAGCCTTCGAAGGCTGCCTTGAAGTAGGGCTTGGTGTTGCCAATCAATGCGAAGAAGTTATCTTGCACCCTTGGCTTACCTGTTGTTAAATTTTGTGTGTTCATTTTGGTTATTGACTTCCCGAGAGGTATTTGAGATGATGGATGTGTTGAAGATCCTATCTCTCCTCGCAGGGAGATTTTATTTTTTGAATAATTTAGTAATTCTTATATCTGCTTCAGCGAGCATGGTCTTTCTGATCTGGTTCATCGTTTCACTCCACAATCCGTCGCGGATGATGCCATGCGCCATAGTGATGGCTTTCTCATTTTCCGCATCAAGATTGGTCAGCTTTCCCATGATGTCGCCAGTGAATTCCGATACCTCATCGGATATATGAGCCAGAATCTGCTCGTCCACTATCGCTGGCGCCTTGCTCTTTACTAGCTTCAAGGCTTCTCTCGCTAGTGCTCTCATTTGTGCTTGTGTTTTCAT